AGGTTTATATTATGACGATGCATTTAGTAGGTCCTTATATGACCACTACTAACTATAAAAAACGTAAGCAGAAAAAGCTTACATCAAATCAGCTCGAAAAACTTAGAGTTGAATGGCGGCGATACAATAAGGATTGCCGACGCAAACATATGCATGGTGCTCAGTTTCAAGAATTTGAGGACTATCTAAAGTATATTCGTGGTGAACACAAACCCAAAACAGAGTTTAAAACCTATGAGCCGAAGCCAAAGAATCCTCTCCGCGCAGAGACACATTACCCAAGCGTCAAGACGTCGAACTCAGTTCCTGGATACGCGCCCAGGAAGGAACCAAACGTCTACACAGGAGACCTTATTAAAGGAATCGCAACGATGCACAAATCCAACGCGGTCCCAATAACGTCCAAACAGGCAGCTATTGACGTAGCAAATATGCGTAGAGGTTAAAATGCGGTTTATTATTTCTTCTCTTGCGGCTGTTGCCGTAGTGTTCTCGTTCCCTGTAATGGCTCAAGGCCCATCTTTGGACGACGAAACAAGGCAAGACTACGAATGTCTTGCCCTTAACATTTATTATGAATCACGTGGATCAAATCTAGCAGATATGGCAGCAGTATCAGATGTTGTACTAAATAGAGTTCAGGATATGCGTTATCCTGGAACAATCTGTGGTGTGGTAAAACAAGGGCCTTTGGATTCTAAAGGTAATCCTATTCGCCATAAATGCCAATTCTCTTGGTACTGTGATGGTAAAAGTGACCGACCCACTGACGAAGATTCCTACAAAAAGGCTCTTTTGATTGCTGGGCAGATGTTATTCCAAGGTCGGTACCGTGGAATATCAGAAGGTGCTACACATTACCATGCTAATTATGTAAATCCTGGATGGGCCAAAAAGATCACTCAGATCGGTCGTATAGGAGACCATATCTTTTACCGTTGGGACTAAATAAATATCTCCATGAAATAATGGAGATGATTTATGATTGTTGCAGGTATTGATTATAGTTTAAGTAGCCCGGCAATTTGTGTACACGAAGGTGACACTTGGGACTATAAAAATTGTCACTTTTACTATTTGGTTAAACGTGAAAAATTATTGGAGGCAGAAATGCCATTTATACCAGGACTGTATCCTGAATATAACAATGATCTTGAGAGATATGAAAGTCTCTCAACATGGTCCCTTAATATTCTCAAAAAGCATAATGTAAATAAAGTATTCATCGAAGGCTATGCTTTCGGTGCAGTCGGCAGAGTATTTCAGATTGCTGAAAACGCAGGGCTGTTGAAGTATATGATATGGAAATCAGATATGGATATTGATGTATTTGCACCAACGATGATTAAGAAATTTGCCACTGGAAAAGGTAACGCAAATAAGGAAAAGATGTATGATGCATTTTTTTCTGAAAATGGGGTTGACATTCGAGCTAAGTGTGGTATTATGAATAATAACAGTTGGAATCCGGTCAGCGATATTGTTGACTCGTATTATATTGCCAAATTTGGTCTTGTTAAGGAGAATGAAAATGCAGATCAAGCGTAAGAGTGTAATTTCAGGTATTTGGAGAACTCGAGAAATCCGTGTTCGCCCTGATGATTATGATTCTTGGGAAAAAGGCTATGCAAGTGTAAACGATGCAATGCCTTATCTCAATGATGATGATCGTACGTTCATCTTGGCTGGTATTACAGATTCAGAATGGAGGGAAGCGTTTTCAGAACAAATCCGTTCTATTGTGAACGATCGTTTTTAGTTGTAAGGAAAATAAATGATACAATTTAGTGCAGACTATATTTGGTTGCTCTTTGCATATGGTGTAGGGACAGCCTTTGGATGGTACATTGGTGATAAAAAGAAAACAGAAGACGTTGTCACGCACGTAATTGACAACCTTATCGAACAGGAATATATTAAGGTCAGACGTAAAGATAATGATGAGGTTGAACTTTTGAAACATTGGGAAGATTTATGATTGTGATTTTTAACGGTCCTCCGGCATCTGGTAAGGATGCCGGGACCGAATATTTTGCTAATAATTTTGGATATGAACATCTCAGCTTTAAATATCAGCTGTTTAAAGAAACCTTCAAGCTGTTCGATGTTTCCAAAGATTGGTTTATGGATGGCTACCATGATCGTAAGGTGAAGGAAGCACCTTCGGCACAACTTGGTGGTCTGTCTCGTCGTGAAGCAATGATTTATACTTCCGAAAAACATATTAAACCAAAATATGGGAAATCGTTCTTTGGCGATAAAGTTTCCGAGGAAATTGATGTTAACAAAAACTATGCAATTTCAGATGGTGGCTTTATGGAAGAACTGTATCCGATTATAAATAAAGTTGGATACGATAATATGGTATTGGTTCAATTGGTTCGTGATGGTTGCTCATACAGTTCAGATTCCCGGCGTTATTTCAATGGAAAGCCGCTTGAGGAATATGTAATCTCCCACGAAACAGATCTTATTAAGGAACACCTCCTTCCAGAGGAAATTCCTATTTTGACATATCGGATTCATAACAATGGATCACTACCAGATTTTTATAACATACTAGATGAAATACACAATAAACTAAACTGAGGAATATATTATGACTGATAATCGTGACACCACTATCCCCAATCGTGACACAATGGTGACAGCCCTAAAAGAAGGTGTGTGCATTATAAACTTCACCAAGCAATCTGGTGAGGAACGTGTGATGCAATGTACTCTTAAGGAGGACCTTCTTCCCCCAGCAGATAAAGCAGATCCTTTAACACAGAAAAAAGTTCGTTCTGTCACTGAGGAAGTTGTTGTTGTCTGGGATATTGAAAAGCAGGGTTGGAGATCCTTCCGCGTTGATAGTGTAAATACTTTTTCAGCAGTAGCAATTTAAAATAAAAAGGTAAAAAATATGAGTTGTTTATATAAGGGACAAGTTGTAGAATCGGAACTGTCTGCAAACGCTCGAGGTGGTACCGAAATGATGAGGGATCGGCTATTAAATAATGCTGATCCAGAACTTCTAAAAAAAGTTGCGGTTCATCTTTCTCGACCTCGTGAATTGTATGAGGATGTTCCTAATATTCTCTGGTGCCATGATTTGGCAGAGGATCCTGAAAACGAAAGACTAAAAGACGGTGGTTGGAAAGAGTTTGATCATTTTGTCTTTGTTTCTGCATGGCAGCGTGACCAATATGTGCTTCGGTATGGAATTCCTTATTCTGAGTGTACTGTAATCTATAACGCTATCGAAAAGGAATATGAACCCAAGGAACAAAACACCGATACCGTTCGTTTCATTTATCACACGACACCGCATCGTGGTTTAGAATTGTTGGTTCCTGTTTTTGAGGCTCTTTCTCAAAAGTTTGAAAATATCCACCTTGATGTGTATTCTGGGTTCGATATTTACGGTTGGGCAGAACGTGATGAGCCATATAAGGGTCTTTATACTCGGATTGATTCTCATCCAAATATGACATATCATGGTGTGCAGGATAATGAAACCGTTCTCAAGGCTCTCGAGGATGCTCACATATTTCTGTATCCGAATATTTGGCGAGAGACCTCTTGTATTGCACTGATTGAAGCCATTAAAAGCCAGGTTATTTGTATCCATCCAAATCTTGGTGCTCTACCAGAAACGGCTACAAATGCTACAATCATGTATGATTTTAATGAGGATCCAAAAATTCATGCAAATTATGCATTTGCAATTACTGCTCAACTTCTAGTGGCAATGCAGCAAGATCCTAATTATTTTAATAAATGGACATATTCGGATCGGTTTGCCTTGGCAAGAAATAATGTTCAATCGTTCTCAACTGTATGGAATCAAACTCTTAGGAATCTAACAGATGACTGATAATATTATCCAGTTCCCAAAATTGGGACCTGGGCCGTCCTCTCCTGAGGAGGTTGCAGAAATGCTACAGGAATATAAAGAGGATTTTGCAAACGAAATAGCTGAAATGCTATGGAATCACGTAATTGGTGAATTGCACAGGGCTGGGTGTGACTTTCATACTGATATGAATAAGTTTTTTCCTTCAATGATGTTGGTACTGGAATCCATTCGATCTTTGCATCTACAATCACAGGGTGTATCTCATCCACTTCAAGAAATTGCTAGACAGTCAATCCATCCAGACGACTTAAAAAAATTGGTTGACATAAGTGAAGAATTGGATTAATATAAAGGTAATGTGAAAAAATAATGGTGTAATACTATGGCTATACTAATTGATTATAACCAAGTTATGTTGGCAAATTTATTTGCTAGTATTGGTAATCATACTAATGTGGAGGTTGACGAAAGTCTTATTCGACACATGTTCTTAAGTTCTCTCCTACGAATTCGTAAAAAATTCAACGAAGAATATGGTGAGATTGTTCTATGTGCTGACAGTAAAAATGTCTGGCGTAAAGAGGTTTATCCTTATTATAAGGCAAATCGCAAACGCAGTCGTGACGAATCAGATTTGGATTGGAACCAACTCTTTAATGTAATGCACAAAATTCGTGATGAGGTACGTGATAACTTCCCTTATAAAGTTCTATGGATTGAACACTGCGAGGCAGATGATATCATCGCAACAATCTGCCACGATCACGGTACCGAACTCAATACTGGTTCCGAAAAATATCTTATTGTGTCAGGTGACAAGGATTATATCCAGTTGCATATCTATGCAAATGTGGCTCAATACGATCCAATTCGTAAGCGGTGGATCAAAAACAATGATCCGAATAAATATCTTCAGGAACATATTTTGAGAGGCGACTCTGGTGACGGTGTACCTAACGTACTGTCTCCGGACAATTGTCTTGCCTTAGGTGAACGTCAGCGTCCTATGACATCAAAACGACTGAATGTATTACTTGAAGGTACTGAAAATATGGACGAGGAAACACTTCGTCGGTATCACAGAAACAGAATGATGATTGACCTTAACGAGGTCCCTGAAAAATATAAAACTATAATTCGAACCGAGTTTAACAAGGAGAAAGATATCGGTAGAGAAGGGCTATTTAATTATTTTGTGAAAAATAAATTAAAGAATCTTATGACTGATATACAGGATTTTTAACAATGAGACTTTCAATATCTGAAATTATAAACAAGGCTGCTGCTGAAAAGAAAAAGACCGATAAAATTGAGGTGCTGCGGAAAAATGATTCCTCGGCTCTCAGAACAATTCTTCGTCTTATGTATGACGATAGAGTAAAATTTCTTGTTCCAGATGTAGCACCACCTTGGAAGAAAAATGAATATGAGGACGAGGCCAAGCCTATGTTGTTTTCTGAAGCCCGCCGCTTGAAAATTTTCGTTGAAGGTGGTGGTTATGAAACCCTGAATCAAATCAAACGTGAAACATTATTCATTCAGTTACTACAAGACATTGATAATGACGATGCTGATCTATTAGCACACAATATGATTTCACAAACTCCAGTTAAAGGATTGACTCGAAAAACCATTGAAGAGTCGTATCCTGATCTTTTCACTTCACCATTAAAAATTTAAGGATCATTAGGAAGAAAAATGGCAAAGCGATATAAGAATCTGCGCAATGGTACCCCAAGCTACGATGACGAATGGGGTCCTAAGAACGAGGATCGTTGGAAGGAAAAACAGCGCGGTAAGAAACGTAATCAAAAGCGTAAGAACAAACATCGTGAAAAGTTCCAGAACTTTAAAGACTTTAACGAAAAATATTAAATTTTTTTAAAAAAAATGGTTGACTTTTTGCCTTACATGTGTTATATTACTAATATAAGGTAAAAAAAAGGATATAATATGTGTGTAAGTGATAAAGTGATCCTTGTGGATTGTGATGGTGTTCTTCTTGATTGGGAATATGCCTTCGATGCCTGGATGAAACGGCATGACTACAAAAAAGTAGTTGAAGGTGAATATGAAATGGATGTGTCGTACGATATGCCTAAAAAGGAAATCAAGCGACTAATCCGTATGTTCAACGAGAGTGCTACAATCCGTAAATTACCACCTCTCCGTGATGCAATCAAATATGTTAAAAAGCTTCACGAGGACCATGGATATATTTTCCATGCCATTACTAGTCTAAGTAATGATCAATACGCTCAACACCTACGGACCAAGAACCTCCGTGAGTTGTTTGGCGACACCGTATTTGAAAAATACATTTATCTCGACACTGGTGCTGATAAGGATGGCGAATTATGCCAATACGAAGGTACCGGTTGTTACTGGGTAGAAGATAAGCCGGAGAATGCTGAATGCGGCTTAAAATTTGGACTGAATTCAGTTCTGATGGCACACAATCACAACAGTGGTTATACTGGTGCCGCAACCCGTGTAAATAATTGGAAAGATATTTACGAACTAGTGGTTGGATGATATAAATACATCTAACAACAGGTTATTTTTTATTATGATCGAGAGGCAGACCTGTTAACGGCTGCCTCTTTTTTTATAGGAGTATGAATGCCCACTTATAATTTTAAAAATAATGAAACCGATGAAATAACAGAAATTCGGATGTCTATATCCGAACGTGACCAATTCGTCAAAGATAATCCCCATCTAACTCAAATCCTTTTAAAGCCGCCTATGGTTGATGCAGGCGGCAATCTCTCTGTCGGCAAACCTGACAGTGGGTTTCGTGATGTTCTAAAAAACATAAAATCGCACCATCCCGGATCGCGATCAATTAAAAACACAATTAATGATTGGTGACACAATCATGCTTTAAAAAGGAGAAACCATATGGCATCATCGCAGCGGCGTCTTTCACAGAAACAAAAGCGTAAAGCGAATGCAAATAGGCAAACAAATGTACTGACCATGAGAGATATTGAGCCTATTACGGATACGCAAGAAACCCTATTTGATTTATATGATGAAGACTTTAATATTGCTGCAGTAGGGACCGCTGGAACTGGAAAGACAATGTGTGCTTTATATTTAGCACTATCCGATGTACTGGAACTACCTGAATACGAAAGAGTTATTGTAGTCAGATCCGCAGTACAGACCCGAGAACAAGGCTTTATGCCTGGATCGAAGGCTCAAAAGGAAGCCGTTTACACAGCACCATATCAAGATATTGTTAACAGTCTCTTTGGGAGGGGAGATGCCTGGGAAATTTTAAAATCAAAACGAATTATTGAATTTATGACTTCATCATTTGTACGAGGTCTCACATTCGATAATGCAATTATTGTCGTAGACGAATGCCAATCTATGACATATCATGAATTGGATTCCATTATTACACGTGTAGGTGAATCATCAAAAATTATCTTCTGTGGCGATACTGCACAGGACGATCTACAACAATCACGAAATAGAGCAGATATATCTGGCCTTGCAGACTTTATGAATGTTATTAGAAAAATTCAGTCGTTCAAGGTTGTCAACTTTAAACCGGCAGATATCGTTCGCTCAGGTGTAGTAAAAGAATATATAATTGCAAAGGAAAAATTAAACAGAAATCTGAGGTTGGTAGAACCAGCTCACGCTTGAGGTGAAAAATGGTAGATTATGCAATTGTAGGTGGAAATAATTATACAATAGTGGATCTGGGAGACCCGGATCCACTTACCGAATTCCCAGAAATATATGGGAATCTAAATTTTTCATATGTCGTTACTTTGACACAGCCAAATGCATCTACGTATCTTGGTGTCACAATAAATAGCAAACCTAACTGGGTTACTGCTACAGCAATTAGTAATAATCAAATATGGATTGTTAAGGATTCTACTTATACAATTTTTCCCGATGAAAGCTATACATTGGTTGATTATGATGATCAGGGTTGGTTAGGTAATACGGAAACAACCAATATTTCTATCGGCGAATATACGACCACACCAAATAAAACTGATTATATTTTGAGTGCGTGGAATACACCATCACAAGAGGAGGTCGAAGGTACATTTTCATTTACGTTGAGTTATGAGGATACTGAAAATCCAGGTACTGAAGATACCGTCGGTGCGTCCTATACTCAAAACTTTGTATGGAATATACAGACTGCACTTCCTGGATTCATAAATAATCTTGATGAAACAATGCCACCGACGGATAATACGGTACTTGAGGAATATGCAAATACTGATGCTCCGTTTGATACAAGTAACACATTTACATCAACAACCGATCTCAAGGATTTGTTGGCAAATACGGGAATAGATTTTTCAGAATTGGATAACGTACGACCATGAGACCAGTAGCAAGATGGCCAGTAGATAGAATAGCAACAGGACACCCTTGTAGTGCTACCGCAAATATTGCCGGAGCATTTCAGACAGCGGTATTTGCGGGAGGGAAACCCATATCCTGCCCAGGTGATAACATCGGTTCTCATACAATTAAGGCAGGAAAATATTGTATACCTCATGCAGCAGTTGTAAACACCGGCTCACTTTTCGTGTATGCATTTGGAAGACCAGTCGCTAGAATTGGAGATTCCGCTGATGCTGGGGCCATTATTACTGGAACCCCTTTAGTTCGTGCGGGCGGATGATGCCAGACAAGATCAAGGAAGCCTATAAACTATTTTGGATGGTTAAAGGCCACTTGGATGTTGATGAAAAAACTGCATTGGATTCCGCTGATGGATATTTCAAACGATTATGGGGAAACCATGAGGCATATTATCATGAGGATGGGTTTGAAGAAGCTTGGCAGAAAAGGGTTGACAAAAAGACCTGAACCAATTATAATATAGAAAAGAATGAGGATTTGTTATGTTTAACCATGTCGATCATGGTATTGAGTTACCTAAATTAACACGAGAAACGACCGAGAGTGGTCGTAGATATTTCACACCAGAGGGCAATGCATATCCCTCAATTACCACTGTCCTATCAATTCTAAGTAAGGAAGCAATCAAGGCCTGGAGGGCTAGGGTTGGTACTGAGGAAGCAAATAAGATCTCTCGGCAGGCAGCTGGACGTGGTACTGCGGTTCATAAACTTGCAGAAGATTATATTGATAACGTAGAGGATTGGAAAGGCAAACAGCAGCCTGCAAATCTTTTTA